GGTGATGTTGGTAATTGTCCACTCATTATATTAAATTACTTTGTCCTTTATCATTTACAGCACTATTAATCATTCCGATTATCATACCTCTTTCATTAGCCAATAATTGTTGAAATCCAGCAGTATCAACCGCATTAATAGTAAAATTAACATTAACATTTTTTCCACCCATTCCTGTTGGTGAAATATATCCTGCACTATTAGGTATAAAGGTTTCAGGCCCACCTTCACCAACCATATAAGGTTTATTTTCTGAAACTAATCCACCTTGTCGTCTAGCTGTAAATTTTTGTGATCTAATCTGTTGAACTTGTGCAAGACCAAAAGCTAATGCAGAACCAGCCGCTACAAAATTTAATGGCCAGGGAACAGTTGCAAACGCTTTCATAACAGCAGAATAAGTATTAACAATCGCTTCTGCGATCTTGTGTGCTTTTAACATTTTAAACGCTTTCTCACTATGACCTGATAATATTTGTAATGTTCCTTCTAAATTACTTGCTATATCTTTTTTAGCTTGTGTTCTTATTTCTTGTTCAGCTTTTTCTTTATCTCTTACACCTTTTAATATTGTAGCCCATTTTTTTCTTTCTAAAGCAATTAATTTATCGTTTGCTTCTTTTTCCTTTTTTAATCTTTCTTCTCTAATAGTATTTTCTTCTGCTTGAATTTTTTCTCTTGCTTCTGTTAATGCTTTTGCAGTAGCTATTACTGGGTGTTCTTCACCAGTTATTTCCTCAAGTGTTTTTTTTAAACTTTTTAATTTTTCTGAACTTACATCTATCATATCGTGAAACTGTTGATATTCAGGTTTAAATTTAAAGAACTCTACAAGATTACCCATCGCTACTCCTAAATTTACCATCACAATAAGAGAATTAGCAAGAACTTGTGTAATATGTACCATTAGTTCAGCAAATGAGAATAATGACTTCATTAATTTATCTGCTAAATAATTACCAAAATTTGCTACGCTTCCATGAGTTTTTTCTATCCAATGTAAAAATTTTTCTCTTATGTTAGTTGATACTCTTAAAATAGCTGGTGCTAAAGCGGCTGAAAATTGTTGAGTTAAACCAACTAAAGATAATTTCATCATAGCCATCGAATCATTTGCCGCTTCAACTCCTGCAACTAATTCTTTAGACATAACAAGACCAAGTCTTTCAGCAACTTTAAATTGTTCTTCCATTCCCATTGTGCCATTTTCAATAGCTGTTAAGAGTTCAATATTTCTACCACCAAATAATTTATAAGCGGCCGCAGTTTTATCTGTGCCATCTTCCATTTTTCTTAAAGCATCAGAAACTAATTCGAATTGAGCCATTAAATCTCCATTCGTTGCTCTTAAATCATCTTGGGTAATTCCTAATTGTATGAATGCGTCTTGTGCAATACCAGTTCCTTTAACTAACCAGTCATTTATACCAACAGCCATTGTACGAACACCTTTTGCAAATGCTTCTAAAGATGTTCCACCTAGTTCTGCTGATAATCGAAATGCACCTAATCGTTCTGTTGAAATAAATACTTGTCGAGATAACTTTCCTAACTTATCAATACTTTTTAATGAGTTTCTAATTAATAAACCTAAACCAGCTACACCTGCAACAGCCGCTAGTCCTGTTTTCATATTAAAGATAGCTTTACTAACGCCTTTTAATCCACGTTTAAGTGAACTAAATGCACGTTTTGTTTTATCTTTAGCGTTTATGTCAAATTGTAATCTATTTCTTGCCATTATTTTCTTAACTTACTATCTCGATTTAATTTATCATAAAAAGCACACCATAAATTAAACTCATTTACACTCATATTCATTATTTGAGATAGTTGCAAGTTAAGGTCTTTGGCTAGATGTAGGATATTGACGAGTTCTTTATCTTTACGTATTTTTTTTTTCCCATTCTTCGATGGGTATAACGTCTAGTATTTGTTGAGCAATTCTGGCGACAATTTCTGGGTCCACCGATCTCATTAATGTCTGTTTATCTTCTAACGTATATAATTTTTTACCTTCTTTATTTTCTGCTTTTAAAATCAGAACGTCAGCAAACATTGTGACATCATCAGGTTTTGTATTACGAGTTAGGATTCTTTTGTCAGCTAAAGTTAAAGGTTTTGAATAGACAGTCTGGTCCCATTCAGGAACATAGATAATCTTCCTGTCAATAGCTTTAAAATGTTCTTTAGCTTTATCGAGAATATCACTCATTAAAAGAGTAAGTATCGAATTATATACTAAATGTCAAATTAAACTGTTCCTCTAGTCAATGCACCAGTCAAAGTCGCTGAAAAAGTAGCTTCAATCATTCCATCAGTAGGAATTGAAACAGAATTAGCAGTTATAATCCAAGTACCACCATAATAATAATCAGAAGAATCTGCTCCTTCTGGATATAATGTCATAGTAACTTGTTGTCCTTCCGCTATTGCGATCTGTCCGTTAGTGTCTGTTTCGTCCCAGAAACACTCGACAGATGCAGTTGCACCTTTTTTGCCAACTTGGAAAGTCTTGGCAGTATCAGTTAATGTAGTATCTTCTAATAATTCTGCTGTTGTATCTAAAGTAAAACTTCTTACTTCAGCAACAGTATTAGTTCCAACTTTAATTAAACCTGAACTACCTGTATGTGTTGCCATTATTATTTGTCCTCTTTATTAATTTTGTATTTAGCTTTATTACTAAATACTTTAGGTTTAATAACAGTCGCCTCAACCTTTGTGTACCCTAATTTCAAAAAATATTCTTCCATATCTTTTGAAGTTTCAATAACACTTTCACCATTCGGTGCTTTAAGACTTATTCTATTTGTCGCCATAATTATACTCCTGCTTGTACTGCATTTTCGACAGTATTGTAATTAATTAAATACGTCAACCTCATCAAACCTGTTTTTTGACTAGCAGTATCAAATTCAATTTCAGTAGATACTAATTTTGTATCTTTTGCGTTTCCACCACGACTGACATCAGTCACCATAGCTTCTTCTACTTCTTCTGCAATCGTATCAAGAGTATCATCTATATTAGCTGTACCTCTACAATGTGCTTCTATAATTAAATTTAACGATCTTTGTTGAGTTCGAGTATTTCTTCCTAATGTATAATCTTCGATTGATTCATCTAAAGTATAAACGATTAAAGCTGGAAGATTCCCAGTCTGTAAAGGAAAATATCGAGTTTCATATACATTAGAACCAGTTGTTGATAAACTTGTAACTGTTGTAACTACGTGTTCTCTAATTGTTTTTCTAATATGAGCCATATTATCCTGATAAAGTTATTCTTGTTACTCCAGTTCCATCAGGTAGTAATTCTTTAATGTAATAAGTCGTGCTATTAATAACTAAAGTATCATTAAAAGTAGCACTAGATACATCGCTAGTTTTACAAGTAAAGACAGGTACTTCCTCTATAAGACCAGCTTCACCTACTGCTTGTTCAACTGATTCTTTATCAAAAATACCTTTAATTGTTGATGAAGTTCCAGCAGAAACATCAGTAAATGTTGCTGATGAAGCGAAATCATCTGTATCAAAAAATATTGCTCGTTCTGTATCTGTTTCTACTGCCATTTTACTTTGCTTTTTTTAAACATTGTGTTAAAAACTTAAATAGGTATGAATTGGCCTTGAATATCTTTTCGTAACCATCACCAACTGCTTTTGCGATTGGCTCCTCTCCTTTAGTATTAACATCAATATCTTCCATATTCATAATGATATGAAATAACTCGTGAAAGATAGTATTGAATAATACTAAACCTTTCAACCTTTTATCTAGTTCTAAAATTTGAGTGTTTGGATCATATAGACCAAAACAATCTTTTAAAATGACATATTCAATACGAATCTTCCTTTTACCATACTTGATAAAAGTAGGTTTCATTTAGAATATAATTGATAATAAAATAATAATAGCAATAGCAATACCAATAGATACTTTAGGATTTGCTTTTGCAAGTTTATACCAATCTTTATAGTTGGTAATCATAACAAGCTCCTATTTTTTTTTTCTTGAAAATATACTTTTCTTTTTAACAGCTTTATTTTCAGGTTTCTTAACATCTTCTGCTGAAATGCTTTTTGTAGAAGCTATTGCTTTACGCATACCAATTAATAAATTAGCATCTTCTTCACTTGCATTTATTACATCGCCAGTTTTAGCTAATTGACCTTTAACAAATGTCTGTTTT